TGAGATGATTAAGAGGTGTGGAATTAAATTTGTATATGACGCTAATGATTGGGAAGATGGAACGTGTTTCGTTTTCGAATCTAATATTTACGAAACTGTCGTCGATCTAATGAGGCAACTTGTAACTACAAATGATGAAAAGAATAAGTATTGCTTTGTTCTTGATTCTGTAGACGGCTTAATCAAAAAATCTGATAACGATAAGAAATTTGAAGAGGCTGTTCAAGTAGCTGGAGGAGCAAACATTGCAGCTCACTTTATGAAGAAGATGTCTATAGCTCTCGGTAAGAGGGGGCATATGGCGATCTTTATTTCTCAGGTGCGAGCTGATATCAAACTCGATCCATATGTTAAAGGTAATGTTCGTCAAACTACCGCAACAGGCGGTAATGCTTTGTTACACTTTGCAAACTGGATCATTCAGTTTGAGCCTAGATATCAAGGAGATCTTATCTTACAGAACCCATCAAACAAAAAGATGGATTCAAAAACCAATCCAGCAATTGGTCATTACGCTAAAGTTACCGTTAAGAAATCTCCAAATGAAAAAACCAACACTATAATTAATTATCCAATTCGCTATGGCAGGACTGGAGGCAATTCAATTTGGGTTGAGAAGGAAATCGTTAGTACTCTTGAAGCTTGGGAGTTTATCAAAAAGGCTGGAGCTTGGATTAGTATTACAGATGATTTTAGAGACGTTTTGGCTGAAGGTGGTTTTTCTTTACCTGAAAAAGTTCAAGGGGAAAATAAATTATTCTCTTTGATTGAAGATGATTCAGCTTTGTGCCAATACCTTGTGACATATTTCAAAAACATGTTCAATTCTGTTGAATGAAATTTTACTCTGTAGATGGTAAACTAAGGAATCTTAAAAACCCTAGAAAATATCATATAGATTGGGAAGCTGCAAGTAGAAGCAAATTCCAGAATAGGGTTAAAGATTTCCTCTACGATTACTGGAAGCATGATGTAGTCTTTGAAGAGTTTAGGATAGTCGGTAGTCGGCTATCCTTAGACTTTTATAACGCTAATAAAAAAATAGCTATTGAAGTTCAAGGAGCGCAGCATACTAAGTTTGTTAAACATTTCCACAAGAATAGGTATAAATTCCTAGACCAATTAAAAAGAGACCAAAAAAAGTTGGACTTCTGTTTAAACAATGATATAAAGCTCGTAGAGATTTATCCAGAAGACGAAGTAAACTTGTTCTTTTTTGAAAATCAAGATATCTATTTATGAGTGAGGAAAACAATACTTTTTCTATTCCAGAAGGTTTAGTGGAAAAAATATATGAACTGTCTGGAGATACAGATAAGTATAAAGGTTTGATAATGATTGCTGCTAACGAATCTGGAGATCCAGTCATTTATAGTAAATTTGATTCGGCGGTTATGGAGATGGCTTTAATTAAAGCTATGGAGAATTTCTTAATCAGAATGCAGAAAGAGGACGATAAAGGATGATTCAGAATTACGAATTAGAAAGACAGTTATTGGCAGGTCTTTTAAAAGATCCTCAATCTTTGATTGAGATTTCAAACTTTATCAGTCACAAAGATTTCTCTAGCCAAACAGCTCTACACTCTACAATCTTTTCAGTAATCAAACAAGCTGTCGATGCTGGTGAAGAGGTTGATAGCATCATTATTGGACAGAGGGTTAAAGCTATTGGTTTAAATTTCAAAGATAATGTTGATCCTTCGGGCTACATTAAATCTCTTTCAATGAGGTCTGTCCCACCCGGAAACCTTATCAAGACATGCAGAGAGTTAAAAAAGTACTCCATTCGTAGAGAGATTCTAGAGTCTTGTGAAGATATCATCGATAAGATGAAGGCTATGCCAGCTGAATCTTCCTATACGGATATTATTGAAACTGCTGACCACGTTTACAATTCAAAGATAAACCTTTTCGATATTGGTAATGATGTTCCAGAAAACATTTATGAAGATATGGAACACTTTATCGAAGATAGAGGAAACAATCCTATCGAAGAGTTTGGAATGATGGGTCCACATGAGACCATTAATGATATTTACGGCTCTCTTCTTCGGCCCGGAAACATTACCGTGATTGTGGCTAGATCAGGTGTTGGTAAAACTCAGTTTTGTATGGATTACGCAACAAAGGTAGCGTTAAAATATAACGTTCCTGTTTTACACTTTGATAACGGGGAGATGAGTAAGATAGAATTGATGATGCGTCAATGTGCAGCTCATTCTGGAGTCCCCATGCATCTTTTAGAGAGCGGCAGATGGAGACAAGCTGGAGAGGAAATTGTATCTAAAGTCCGTGCTGTATGGCCTAAGATTCACAATTTAAAATTTTATTATTATAATGTTGGAGGCATGGATGTTGACAGCATGGTAAACACTTTAAAGAGGTTTTACTATTCAAAAGTCGGAAGAGGTAATCCAATGGTATTTTCATTCGACTATATTAAAACATCCAATACTCCAGCAGGTAATAAAAGCGAGTGGCAGATTGTTGGTGATATGGTGGACAAGTTTAAAAGGTGTATTCAGAAAGAAATCCTTGAAGATGGAGAACCAGTTATCCCTATGATTACCTCTGTGCAATCAAACAGATCTGGAATTACAACTAACCGTAACGCTAACAACGTTATTGATGATGAAAGTATCGTATCGCTATCCGATAGGATTACTCAATTCTCCTCTCACATGTTCATTCTTAGGAGAAAAACTGAAGATGAAATCCAAGAAGATGGCCATCGTTTTGGCACTCATAAATTAGTTAGTGTTAAGTATCGTAGTTTAGGTAGGGATATTGCTGGAGCTATTGAACCAATATTGGTTGGAGATACTTTAAGGAGGAACTTTATTAATTTAGATTTTAACAACTTTAACATCTCCGAAAGAGGAGATCTTAGAGATATTGTTAGAGCGCAAAATGGAGAACCAGAATTAGACCGAACAATTCCTAACCAAGATCAACCTGATGAGGAGCAACCTAATGAACCAACAAGACGTTTCAGCGATATCGGACGAGTTTGAGAGAATCCTAACCTCAATTGGTTATGAGTTAATTGATTGTGGTGATCATTGGAGATCGCAAGCTCTTTATCGTAATGGCGATAATTCTACAGCGCTTAAGATATATAAAAATACAGGAGTATGGATGGACTTTGTTGAGGACAAAGGGTCAAAACCTTTTGAGTCTTTGGTTAAAATGACTGTTGGGGAAAACAGTAGTTACACAAACTCTTTAAAAAAAATAAAGAATAGCGAAAACTACAACTCCCCAAAAGAAGAAAAAATACAAATGGAATTTTCATTTTCTGAAGAGGTTCTAGATAAATTATTTCCAAATTATAAATTCTATAAAGATAAGGGAATATCTGAACATACTCAAACATCTTTTAAAATCGGGTTAGCTGGAGTAGGTAAGATGTATAGGCGTATGGTGTTTCCTATTTATAATGAAAACGCTGAAATCGTAGGCTTCTCAGGCCGTAAGATCGACGAGGATAATAATTATCCAAAGTGGAAGCATATAGGCAAAAAGAACACTTGGGTATATCCAGCTTATGTTGCTGGCAATGATTGCCATTCTGAAATAGATAGATTATCTGAAGTTATATTGGTTGAAAGCATTGGCGATTGCATGGCGTTATATGAACAAGGAGTTAAAAATGTCTTGGTTCTCTTTGGTCTTTCTGCTAGCGCTGATATCATTAATTTTCTTTCTAGCAAGACTCTAAATAAGATTTTCATATCAACAAACAATGATGCAGCTTCACCTCAGAACCGGGGTTTGATTGCTGCGATTAAAAACTATTTAAAATTATCTAATTATTTTGATTTAGATACACTTGTAATTAAATTACCTCCAAAGGCGAATGATTTTGGAGAATGTTATCAAAACGGATATAATATCAATAACTGGTTAGATAGACAGATAGATCAGAAAGAGCAGCGTGAATACATTGTAAAATTTGTTTCTGATAATTATAGCCTGTTTACAAAAACTGAAATAAAAATAGTAAATAGGATTAATGACTGAACCAAAGACAGCTCTATCAGCAAGTAGGATCAAGACGGCTCAAGGCTGTTCTTGGTTATACTGGTGCAAGTATAAGTTAAAGCTTCCTGATACTAGCAATGATGGAGCTAAAAGAGGTTCTATTTGTCACTTAATTTTTGAATTATTGGGCGAAGAAAGACGCAAAGGTCACTATGATGCAATCATGGAGGCTGAAGATATTTTTGCTGTACCATCAATCAAACGTTTAGTCATGAAGCATGCTAAACGAGAAGAGGTTGACGACATAGAGAATATCGAGCTTATCAAAGAAATGACCTTCAATGGTTTGAATTATGATTTCTTTGGTAGGGATTTAGATAAGCCAACTCAAGAACTCTCCGAGCAAGATTTTGATATCGTAAAAAACGATGGGCAGATTGCTTATCGTATTAGAGGATTTATTGACAAGCTATTCTTATACAAGAAGCAAAAGTTCGCTCTGATCAGAGACTTTAAAACTAGTAAAGAGGTTTTCAAAGGCAAGGATCTGGAAGATAATATGCAGGACTTAATGTATAGTCTCGCTACAAAACATTTGTTTCCAGAGTACCACAACAAACAAAGTGAGTTCTTGTTTTTGAAATTTGAATTAGATCCAGAAGCTAAAAAAAGCGGAGTTTTAAGAATGGCTCCTCTGAGCGATGAGGATCTCTTTGGTTTTGAAATGCAGCTTACAGAGATCCAAAGATATCTAGACGAATTCACAGAAGAGGATGCTGTTGCCAATTTTGCACTTGATAAAGGATTCCCTTCTGACAATTCGTTTAGCGGTAAATTACTTTGTGGGTTTGCTACAAAAAAAGGGGAACTTAAGAAAGATGGCACTCCTAAATGGCATTGCTCTATGAAGTTTGACTTTTTTTATTATGTGTTTAAAAATTCTGACGGTCAAACTGTAGGTTCTTGTTTTGAAGAGGAGTTCTCCGAAGATATCGTTCCAGAAGGCTGCACTTACGAAATGCAATATTATCGCGGTTGCCCTGCTCATTGTTCTTGATTTATTTCAAAACCTATATAGAATGAAGGAGTAATGACTCCTGTATTTCGTTCTACATTCTCATATGGGAAAAGTATATTGACCTTAGATAATGAATCTAAAGAGTCAGGTTCAGATTCGCTAATTGAAATCTGTAAAGACAATGACATAAAAAATGTTGTTCTTGTTGAAGATAATCTAACAAGCTTCATGAAAGCTTTTAAAGCTTGCGAGGCTAATGATTTAGATTTGTATTACGGTCTTAGATTGACATTCTGTAATGATATGTCAGAAGACAATAATGAGTCTGATCACAAAAATATTATCTTTGCGAAAAACGATCAAGGCTGCAAACTTCTAAACAAGATTTATTCAAAAGCTTTTACAGAAGCTGAAGGTAAAATAGATTACAACTCCTTCATGGAGTTTTGGGATGAGGAGGCTTTATCGTTTGTAGTCCCTTTTTACGATAGTTTTATATACGAAAATAACTTCAAGTTAAAAAGATGTCTACCAAACATAAAAGATTTAAATCCTGTATTTTGGGTGGAGAATAATGAATTACCTTTCGATCATTTACTTCTCAAAAAAGTGAATGAATATGTAGCGGGTAAATATAAGCTTGCTAACGTTAAAACGATTTTGTACAAAAACCAAGAGGATGTTGAAGCCCTTCAAACCTACAAGATTTTATCAAACAGATCTTTTGGAGGAGGGAGTTTATCAAAGCCCAACTTAGATCATTTCGGCAGTGATAAATTTTGTTTCGAAAGCTACTTAAATCAAAAATGAACGAGCAAATATTAAGATTCGATAAGAAGCAGAAATATCTTATCTTTGATACTGAGACTGAAGGTTTAAATTTAATAAAGTCTAAACCTTTTCAAATCGCTTGGATCATCGCTCAAGGTGACAGGATCATTGATAGGCAGAATCGCTACATTCGTTGGGATGATTTAAATGTCTCCGAAGGCGCTGCAAAAACAACGAGGTTTGATATAAACCATTATAACGAGGTAGCTGAAGATCCAACTAAGCTTTGGCAAGAGTTTTCTAAAGAACTTTATAATCCTGATTACAAAGTTGTCGGTCATAACTTATTGGGTTTTGATGTTTATATGATTGATGTATGGAGGAAGCTTATTGGTTTAGATTCTGATCATTCTTACGTTGATAGAATTATTGATACCCTAAGTGTGGCCAGAGCTATTGCAGACGTTGAGCCAGAAAAACCTAAAATAGATTTTGATAATTTTATCTATTGGCAATATAAATGGATAAATAATCATAAAAGAGGTGTGAGAGCTTCTCAAGCAGCTTTATTAAAGAAGTATAAGATCGATCACGATAAAAATAGATTACATCACGCTTTATATGATATTGAGATGAACTTCGAGATTTTCAAAAAGCAACTATTCCAAATTGAACTATGAGATACGAAAACCCATTCCCAGCAGGAGTTAAGCTACCTGAGATTAAAGTAAAGCCTGAAGTTTTAAACGAATTAGATATTGATGGGTCCAGCTCAAACAAAGAGATTCTTTATGCCTTATCTAGAAAAGGTCTTAAAGATAAAGGGATTACAAAGTTTGCAAATAGACAGGAGTATTATGATCGGGCCATTATGGAGCTTGATATTTTCGAGGAGCTAGGATTTATTGATTATATTTTATTGAATTGGGATGTTCTTTATTTTTGTAAGAAAGAGAAGATTCCAACTGGTGCAGGACGAGGATCTGCTGCTGGATCGTTAATTTTATACCTTTTGGGTGTAACTAATGTAGACCCAATTGAATATGACTTATTTTTTGAAAGATTCGTATCTAAAAGTAGAGCAAGAAAGATCGAACATAATGGTGATACTTTTCTTGATGGCTCTCTACTTGCTGACGTTGATAATGACATCTCTTATAATCGGAGGGCTGAAGTTGTGCAGTATATTGAAGAGCAGCACTCAGGTCGGACTTCTAAGATACTTACCCTAAACACTCTCAGTGGTAAGCTCTGCATGAAAGAGTGTGGTAAGATTGTTGAAGAGCTTAACGAGACACAGGTAAACCAAATTAGTGATAGCATTCCAAAACAATTCGGCAAGGTGGCTAAACTTAATGTCGCTTATGAACAGAGTGAGACTTTTAAGAAGTATGCAGACCAACACCCAAAAGCTTTTAAGATTGCTAAGAAGCTTGAGGGGTTAGTAAAGAATACAGGAGTTCATCCATCAGGCATTTCGATTTGTTATTACAACCAGTCAGATATTATGCCTCTCCAGAAGACTAATGATGGAGCATTGGTTTCTGGTTATGATATGGACGATGTTGCTAGTCTGAGTGTTAAGTTTGATATTTTGGGTTTAAGAACTCTATCTGTTGTCCATGATGTCGCAGAGAGAAAAGGTTTAGATCTAAACAAGATTAGCCCCCATGACCCGCTTATTTATACTGCTTTAGAAAACCTCCAAAGCCCTCAAGGTTTATTTCAAATTGAGGCTGAAACTAACTTTAGAGTTTGCCAAAGAATCGCTCCTAGGAATTTAGAACAACTTTCTGCGGTTGTTGCTATTGCTCGACCCGGAGCGTTAGACTTTAAAGATAGGTATGCTGAATATGCAAGAACTGGAGAATCTCAATCTGTCCATCCGTTCTTTGATTCTGTGCTGGACTATACAGGAGGTATTCCTCTTTATCAGGAACAGTTGATGAAGATGGCTGAGAAGGTTGGGTTTAGTCTTGATGAAGCTGAGCAGCTTAGAAGGATTGTCGGCAAGAAAAAGGTAGACCAAATGCCTGAATGGAAAGCTAAAATTTCAGACAAGATCAAAGAAAACGATCTCGACCCAAGAATTGCAGAAGTTCTTTGGAAAGTTGCAGAGGACTCAGCTAACTATTCATTCAACAAGTCTCACTCAATTAGTTATGCTTGCCTTGCAGCTATCACTATTTATTTGAAGTTTAAGTATCCACAAGACTTCTTTTTAAGCTTGTTAAAGTTTGCTAAGTTTGAACCAAACAGTCATGAAGAGATTGCTAAGATTTCCCAAGAGTTGGCTCACTTTGATATTAAATTACTTCCTCCAGATCTTAATAAATCAGATATTGACTTTAAAGTTGAAGGGAAAGATATCAGATACGGTTTAAACTCAATTAAAGGCGTTTCTGAGAAGGTTTTAATTCACTTGCTAGAGTTTAGACAAGAATCTTTTGCAAACAAATATGAGGTGTTTACAGTGGCTAAACAGGCTGGTTTAAACATTGGTACTTTATCTAGCTTAATCCAAGCTGGTCTTTTAGATTCCTTTGTGATTACTAATAGATCTGATTTAGTATTAGAGGCTCAGACATTTAATGTTTTAACAGATAGGGAGAAAAGAAACTTCTTAATTTTGGGGGAGCAATACAACTATAATATAATTACTTCTATCGAGGCTGCTATCAATGAAGAGTTAATGGCTGACGATAATAGACCTATTTTTAAAGAAAGTAGAATAAACACTTTAAATAAGAAAAGGCAACCTTATCAGGCTATCTGTGAACAAAATCAAAACGCAATAAAGTATGCAAACTGGTATTTTGAAACTAAGCTTTTAGGCTATAGTTACTCCTATACAATCAGAGACATACTTAAGAACTCAGAAGATTATCAATGTTCAGAAACAGTAAGTATTGCTAATCAAGGGGCCAATATTAAGTTTGTAGGGACTTTAATGGATGTAATGAAAAGAACCAGCAGAAATGGCAACGCTTATGCTAGGTTAGAGCTACATGATGAAAAAGGTATAGTAACTGGTTTATTTATGGATAACAATAGAGAATCCCGCTTGACAGATTACCTAGATGCGGGTAATAAACTCCCCAAGAAAGACGATATAGTCGTTATCACAGGTAATAAAGGGGAAGGGATTGTATTCGTTAATACAATTAGACCTTTACAATATAAAATATACATGAAGTTATCTAACGTAAAATAGGTGTAATATATTATGATGTCATTTACAGAATATAATTTGACTCCAAATGCTAAGAAGGCAATTAAAGACGCTAAGCTCTTTGCTGCTTCCAATTCTCACGATTGGATTAGAAGCCCACATTTAATGTATGGTTGCGTAAGTAATCTATCTGATAGAGTAGAATTATTATTCCAAAGTAGAGGCATTGATTATACATCTAAAGAGTTCATAAAAGATTTTAAACCATTCGCCTCAAAGAATAAGGAGTACTTTAAAAGGTCAAAGAATAGTAATGCTTGGCATAAAGAATTAAATGACATCGTTGCTGACGCTAAGTCGTTTTCTGATGAGAACGAAGATTACTTTGTTGGTGTAGAGCATATTTTGTATTGCATCTTGAAGACGGATGCTAAATGCAAATTCTTGGAGTATGTAAATTCTAGAGGTTTAGACATTAAGTATATCTCAGATGTTTTATTTGAGATTATTATAGACTCCAATTTAACAGCCCCAAAAGAGAAAGCTAATTTTGAATTTCCTTCTACCGAAGATATTCTGGAAAGGATTGGCTCTTACCCAAAAACAAAATACTTATCTGAGTTTTGTGTTGATCTTAATCAAAAGGCGATGGAGGTTTCTCAAACCCCTATCACTTCTAGGGATGCAGAGATTGCTGAAGTGATAGAAATCATTTCTAAAAAGAATAAAAGTAATGCAATTTTAATCGGTGAGGCTGGAGTTGGTAAGAGTGCTATCGTTGAAGGTTTAGCTCAAAAAATAGTCAAAGGAGAGGTTCCAGCCCATATATCCTACTGTACTTTATATTCTGTAGATATTGCTTCTATGTTAGCTGGTACGATGTATAGAGGCCAGTTTGAAGAAAGATTTAAAGGGTTAGTTAAAGAAGTTGAGGATAGAGATGATATCATTCTGTTTTTTGATGAAATCCATACCCTTATGGGTGCAGGATCATCAAATGATACTTCTATAGACGCTTCTAATATGTTAAAGCCAGCTTTAGCTAGAGGAGCTATTAAGTGTATTGGTGCGACGACATTCAAAGAGTACAAAAAATCTTTCGATAAAGACCCAGCTATTAAAAGGAGATTTGATAAAGTTGAGATTACAGAACCAACAAAAGCTCAGACAGCTGAAATGATTAACAGCTGCATTTCCTTTTATGAAGATTTCCACAGGGTTAAATATTCAAAAAGAAATATTCAAGATATCTTAGATTTATCAGAGATATACTTATCAAACAAAAGATTTCCAGACAAAGCTTTTGATGTAATTGATCAGGTTGGAGCCAAAGCTAAAATCCAAGATGATTATGATGAAGACGAGTTACAGTCAATCAGAGAAAGGTTTAATATCGGTGGTGTTGAGGAAGAATCAGAAATTGAAACAGAAGCTTTAATTAAGGATTATGTTAAAGATTTGGTTTCTTATATAGGGAAGAAGGATAGATCTAGAAAAATATCTAGAGATCAAATTCTTGAAGTCTTTGAAAAGAAAACTGGCATCCCCAAAAAAGTGATCGGGGAAAGCAATAAATCTTTTTCTTTATTTAAAAATAAGATGAAGAAGGAGATCTTTGGCCAAGATGAAGCTATGGATCGAATTTACAATATTCTATCTTCAGTTAAGGTTGGCTTAAACGACCCTAACAAACCATTAGCTAACTTCTTATTTGTTGGTCCAACAAGCGTAGGAAAAACATTTACAGCCAAGAATATAGCTAAATACTTTTTTGGTAATCAGAACTCATTCCTTCAAATTAACATGAGTGAGTACCAAGATAAGACAGGGGTTTCAAAATTGCTTGGGGCTAATGCTGGTTATATAGGTCATGAAGAAGGTGGTATCTTAACGGAGTTTGTTAGCGAAAATCCAAATTCAGTTATTCTTTTTGATGAGATTGAGAAGTCTGACCCAAAGATTTTAGACCTTTTGCTTCATCTTTTGGATGAAGGTTATGTTTCTGATAATTTTAACAGGAAAATTGACCTTTCAAAATGCATCATCATCTTAACCACTAATATTGGTCATCAAGAAGCAGCGAAAAGTTCTGTGGGATTCATCAATGATAATAATGAGGAAGTCTCTTATAAAGAGAGTTTGGCTAAATATCTTCGTCCTGAGTTGATTGCGAGAATCGAAAACACCTTAATCTTTAATGCTTTAAATGATAAAATCATGGAAAGTATTGTAAGTAGAGAAATTGATAAAGTTAGAGAACGTTTACAAGCAAAAGAGGTAAGCTTATCAGTTCCTAAGTCTGTTAATAGATTCATTGTTCAAGAAGTTAAAAATAAGAAACTGAACGCTAGAAACATCAAATCTCTAGTTATTCAACTTGTTCAATTCCCATTAGCTTCCTTTATGATTAATAATCAAAATAGCAAAAAAATATCATTAAAAATTGTTGACAAAGAGGTTAAAGTTTATTAATATCTAATCATGAGCAGAACAGTATTAAAAGCTATTCGCAATTCAAAAGGTCGTTTTTTTGGCCTTTATACTAAGCAGGGTGAGTCTTTGAATGCCCAGCTTCAGTCAGAGACAGACAAAACCATTATGGTTTATGATCGTAATTCTAAGCGCTCTCGCCGTTTTTCTAAGACGAGTATCGCTGGTGTTCGATCAGGTTCTAAAACTTTTGGGAAAATCTCCTAAGTTTTAGATGCTTTAATTGTTGGTGTTTGTTCGTGTTTCTTTATTATTATTAACATTCAGAAGCCCACCCTTTAAAAGGGGTGGGTTTTTGCTATAATACACTGTGAAAACTAATTCTATTTTTAAAGATCGTTTATATAGCTTACCTTCTAGTGGAAGAATAACGTCTGCCGAAACAAAGATCATAAAAAGAATTTTAGATCATTCTAAGTGTGATATACCTATTGAAAAATTGTCTTTAGTTTGTTTCGAAGAAGATTATGATTTTTACGAAATTAGAAATAATGATGGGATATTTGAGTTAAAGTTCTCGTTAGATCATAAAAGTGAAAAATTCATAAGAGAGATTAAGAATATCAAAAATTGCAAATCTATTGCCACATCAAAATATTTGGATGATGGTATAGTGAAGGTTGGAGATAAGATTTTGTATTTAATTTGCGAATCAAAAATGTCGGAGTCTTTATTTGATTATGGTAGATCTTATCTATCGACCGAATTAAATTTGTTCTGCGATATCTATGAAGATTTTGCTTCAAGAGATAATTATAGAATAACATACAAGACTATTTTGAATAAATTATTAGAAGAATCTGACATGTCTTCTATTTTTGATCAAGACCAAAAGTCTTATATCGAGTCTCATTCTGATTACAATAGGTGTGAATTAATTATTAATAATTTAAAATCAGACATTAAACAGCGTTTAAAACTTATTCCTAAAAAATACACAGGGAATATCGTTGGGGATTTCAACAAGAATTCTTTATTTGTTACTCAAGATGGGTTTTCTTTTAAAGATTTAAGATACGCTTGCAAAGGACACTTTTATTCTGATGTTATAAATCTTGTTCTTTTTCATGGATTCAACAAGAATATAGAGAAAGCTATTTTAAATAGAGTTAGTGATAGAATGGGAGTGCCTATTAATCAAGAGCTTTACGATACATTTTATGAAATCCAGCTCAGAGTAAAAGCTTTGCAATACCTTCTTCAATATTTAAAAGAAGTTTATTTATATGAGTCTAGTAGGATAGAAATAATCATTAGTATTATTGATTCTTTTTCTCAAAATTATCAAAGGCTTTGCAAAATACCGATTATAAAAGATCATAGAAGATTCATATTAACTAATATCACTGAACCTATTTTAGAATCAAAACTAGAAGATTAATTATTGAATTAAATCTTCATTTGAGTATTATCGGGTATGATTATTCAGCTTTATAAACCAAACCCTAGAAACACAGGATGCGCTTTCAGCTGTGATATTGGGAGCGCAAATAAAAAAGGGGAGCCTTGTGTTTATGTCAGGGCTGTCAGGCAGTTTTCTTGGGATGATAAGAAGAAGACGGGATCTTTCTCTCAAAACTCCAAAAATCCAGAAGCCTCTATTTCAATTAAGCTTAATGAAGTTGAAATCGGTGGGTTGATCCATGCTATCGAAAAGTATACTGAGTTTTCGGCTTACCATTCTTATGAAGATAATAAGACTCAGATCTCGTTTAAGCCTTGGGAGAGGCAGGGTAGAAGTAATGCTTTTTCATTTGGGATCATTAGGAATTCGACTAATAAGTTTGGTGTTGGGGTTGAAATGTCAGAGGCTTATTGCCTTTTAGAATTTTTTAAGTTTGCTCTACAAGAGATCTACGCTTTCCGCTTGACGAAAAACGAAGAGATTAAATCGCGACAGAGAAGAAAAAAGTTTTAATACATTCAAATTCTTGCAGAGCTTTTACAGGATTCGGCAAGAACAAAAAAAATATTATGCGTTATCTGCATAATACTGGTAAATATGAATTAATTGAGTTAGCTAATGGCGTAGCTTGGGATGCTCCTCATTTAAAGTTGATGCCTTGGGAATGTGTTGGGGGTTTACCTAATCAATCAGTTTTAAAATCTTTAGATCAAAACGCACAAAGAGCTGAAGGCTATGGTGTATCAGCTGTTGATAGAGCTGTAAAAGAATTTAAGCCTGACGTTTATATTGGGATGGAAGATATTTGGGCTTTCAAAGACTACCATTTGAAACCTTGGTGGAATAAAATTAATTGTATGATCTGGACGACCTTGGACAGTCTTCCCATACTACCGCAAGCTGTTGAATACGCTCCAAAAACAAAACATTATTACGTATGGGCTAGCTTTGCAGAGAAAGCAATGGCCGACTTAGGGTATAATCACATTAAGACCTTAAGAGGTTCCCTAGAGCATGAGAACTTTTTCAAGATGTCTGATGACGATAAATCAAAACTCAGAGAGTCTCACGGCTTGTCGGATGAGTTTATTATTGGTTTTGTTTTTAGAAATCAACTTCGCAAATCAGTTCCAAATTTACTTGAGGGGTTTAAGCGTTTTAAAGAATATAAGCCTGACTCTAATGCAAAACTATTTCTTCACACTCATTGGAAAGAAGGGTGGGATATAAATAAATTAATAAGCGAAAAGGGTTTAAGTAATTCTGATATTTTGACTACCCATGTTTGCTCAAAGTGTAATACTTATACTGTTTCAAATTATAGAGGTCAGGAGCAAGACTGCAACAACTGCGGATCTAAAAAAACAGTCAATACAACCAATACTCGCAAAGGTGTAACTGAAGCGCAGTTAAATGAGATTTATAATTTGATGGATGTTTATTGCCACCCTTTTACTAGTGGAGGTCAAGAGATTCCTATTCAAGAAGCTAAGCTCACAGAGCTTGTTACTTTAGTTACAAATTACTCATGTGGCGAAGATAACTGTACAGATGAAAGCGGGGGCATTCCACTCGATTGGACTGAATATAGAGAACCCGGAACGCAATTCATTAAAGCTTCTACTTGTCCAGATTCGATTTTTCTCAATATAGATTATGTATATAACATGTCTATAGAAGAAAAAAATAAAATGGGTAAAATTGCTCGTCAGTGGGTTATTGACAATTTCTCTACAGAGGTTATCGGCAAGAAACTCGAAGAGATTATTGATAACATGCCTGAAGTTGATTATGATTACGATAAAAAAATTCGGGATTATAATCCACAATACACCCCTGAAAATAAAAAAAGTGTTGAAGAGTTTGTAATTGATCTTTATAAAAACATTCTAGATGAGGATGTTAGCAAAGACTCTGCTGGTTTAAAACATTGGGTGCAAAAAATCAGGTTAGGTGAAAAACCAGAGGCGGTAACCAAACATTTTCAATCTGTAGCTCAACAGCAAATAAAAAAATCTACAGTTCAATCTTTGCAGGATATTTTAGGCAACAAAAATAAAAACAGTAGAATCGCTGTTGTTATTCCTCAATCTGAAGTAGATGTTCTTTTAGTGAATTCCTTAATGAAAAGGTTTAAAAATTTATATAAAGAATTTGATATTTATGTGTTTACAAAAATTGAATATTTTGATTTTATTGAAGATAATCCTTATGTTTGTAAAACCCTTCCATATGATCAAGCTTTAGAGAATCAATTGTCTTTAGAGGGTATTGGGAAGAAGGAAGGTTTATTTAAAGCTGTATTTTATCCGCATTCTACAACCCAAAAAAGTATCAGCTATCTACACAACGGAATTACAAAACACGAATTCAAACTGGTATAATGTCTCATATTTTACAGGAATATTCAAAAAACTTAGGTGTTAAAATCTCTAAGCCCGAAATACAACAGCATTTTTTTCCTTCTATTGACGATAAATATATAGTTTTTTATCATGGGGATAATAGCCAATCTAAAAATTATCTCCATTATCCTATGGTTTTTAAATTGATTCGCTCATTTTTGCAGTCAAATAATATTAAAATCTATCAGATTGGTGGGCAAAAAAGTATACAGGGGGTAGATAGGCATATTAGCGCATCATTTAAAAATGAAGCTTACTTAGTAGCCAAAAGTATTTTATACATTGGTCCTGATAGTTATCTAGCTCAATACGCAAGCGCTCAAGATGTAAAAACAATTACTATTCACGGCAATAATTATGCCAATAATACAAAACCATTTTGGGGGAAAGATAAAGATAAATACTGTTTTGAACCTGAATGGGATTGCCATCCGTGTTTTTCAGATAAAGATCCTGATAGGCAAATTGATTCTATTAGACCCGAATTAATTTGTGAAAAGATTTTACAGTTTTGTAAAGCTAAGAGTAGTAAAGTAAACTTTAATACAATCAATATTGGAAATTCATTTTACCAAAATATTATTGAGGTTGTTCCAACTCATATTACTCAAGGGTTACCCGAATCAATTTTCGTTCGTATAGATTATGGAGTAGAAGAAGAACCTCTATTATATTATTGTAAAAATCATAAAGTTGTGCTAGTGACAGACAAACTTCCTCAACTAAATATGTTGCTTAATTATCGTAGTAATGTAAGAAGAATTATTTATACAATAGAAAATAAAGAGGATTTGATCCCTCAACAGTATTTTGACCATCTTAAAAAATGGGGTATAGATATTGTTCTTTTGACAGAAAATAAAGATGACTTAGCGGATCTTCGAAATCATTATTTTGATATTCAAGTTCATGTTAAAGATGTTGTTGAAGGTAATGTTCAGTGTGGCCCAAATGCAAAATTTTTAACCAATAAAAAAATTGTAGAAGGTGATAAAGTTTACATGAGTAAAGCTCATTACAAAAAAAATCTTGACTCAGACAATAATGTAATAGATAATGATGACTTCTGGGAGGAAGTGAAACATTTTTATATTTATGAACAAGAAGAAAGTCGCAACTAAAAAAGCGCCGAAGAAAAAATTATTCGGTCCTGATGTGTATGAAAGGGATCAGCATGGGTTACTAAAGAATGTAGACTACATCTTTAATGAGGATGGTTCTGTAAACTGGAGAGCCATGATCAAGCCAGAGTTTTTATACCCCAACAAAGATTGGTTTAACTTCAGGAATAAAGATATGCCTGATTCTGTTGAAGGTTTAGCTGACAACCAACTTCTTATTATGTTAGGAGGGATTAAAGAGCTTGCTCGTCTAAGAGGTTTTGAAAGCGTTACTTTTAATACAGAGAGTAGCTCACCGGGTTATGTTACTGCTTCTTGTGAAATTACTTGGTCTCCAAACTATGAGAGTAATCAAGAACGTGTAGTGTATCAAGATGTAGCTAATGCTACTTTGGATAACACAGATTCATTCGCATCTAAATTTCTAGAGACTATTGCTTGCAACAGAGCTTTTGTTCGCTGCGTTCGCAACTTCCTTAATATTCATATTGTGGGTGCTGACGAGATTGACAAATCCAGAGGCGCTAATAATAGTGTGTCTATTGAGTCTGTAGAAGCGGCAGCTCTAACTCCTTTGGGCCTTCTACAAAAAACCCTTAGAGCTAAAAAGAGTATTGCTACGTTTGATGAGTTCGTTGAGCTTTTAAAAGATTTTTGGAAAAACGAAACTTACAAAAACAAAGAAGTGGCGAATTGGAAATGTTGGTCCGATATTCCAACAAAAGAAATTCGTAAGCTGATTGCAATACTTCACAAATGATCAAAAGAATAATAAGCTCAGAGCAATTTGGTAAGGTGGTAGATCATGTATCGGATTATTTAAATCTTAACGACGAGTCTAATAACTACTATCATCTGTTACCTAACAATGGTGAATCACTTAAACAAGCGTTTGGCCATGACAAGATGTTAGCATTCAATGTATTTGTCTGGGCTAATCTAAATGATCATGATAAGTATGATGCAGCAATTATTTTCTTAAAGGACCGAAGCCCTAAGCATGGCGTTGAATTATTTTCTGAATATATTTGGTTGTCAGCCAACCCAAAAGTAGGTTATAAACTACTTGCCACAGCAATTAAGTTTGCTAGAGACAATAGTTTTGAATATATACAGATGGGTATTTCAGAAAATTCTCCGACAAAGCATAAGGTTAAAAGCCTTTATGGAAAGCTGGGTTTTTTAAAAGCCTCAGAAAGTTATATAGCAAAATTATGAGTGGTAAAACATCTAAAAAAATAAGAAAAATTATTTCATTTTATGAAGACCCAACATCTAGACGACATTATAGACGGTTCAAACGTCAATACCAACGAGTCCCAGCTAAATCGAGAAAAGATTTCCTCGAATCAGCAAGACAACTATTCTCAAAATAGTTCGGGTAAAGTTGGAGCGTTTTGGATAATGGAGGACAAGAACGGTGTAGAATTTCTTTCTGGGAATATCAAGATTCCAGAAAATTATAAAGGGGAAGAACTACCGATTGTTGTTTTCCCAAATAAGTTTTATTCAAAAGAGAGAAAAACTCCCATGTTCTGTATTTACAGACCAGATCTTTAAGCGGCCTCTCTAAGTCTTTTGTTTTCTTGTCTGAGGTATTTAATCTCAACTTTTAACTCAGTGACTTGGACTGTCAGTTCTCTGATTTGAATACGCATAGCCTCCTTCTCTTCTGAAGAGGCAGTGAGTAGACCTTCTAATTTTCCTACTCTTTCAATTAGATTATCGAGAAGAAGTGATTCTTTTTGGTAGTCTAATTTTTTGTTTTGTTGATCTGCTTTCAATCTCTTGCCTAAATAATTCCACAATGCTCCCCCAAATACAGCAGATATAATGGATGATACGATAGTCCAATCGGTCATGAGAATAATTACACTATTTTTAACTAATTTTAAGTAAAAAAAATAGAAAAGTTGTTCTTTAATATTTTTTTACACAAGCGCCACTTTAAGTGTAATTAAATTCAAATGGGGGAACACCGTAAAGAGCTTGCGGAAGCAGAAGCTTTGGCTTTGAAGTATTGTAATCCAGATGATAGTGAGATCATTTCGGATCTAGATCGTCATATCAGAGAGTCAGCTTGGGCTTTATTGGAGAGAATTAAAGAGCTTGAGGAGCAGAAGTGTGTTTGTGATCAGTGTGGTGCTGAAGTAGAGGAGGAAGAAGTTATTGAAGAGGAGGTGGCTGAAGAAGAAGTTGTAGAAACCGAAGAGTCAGAAGCTCCTAAAGAAATCAAAACAGAAGCCCCGGAGACATCTACTATAGAAAAATTAACTGAGATTGCAGACAACAATAAAGAATTATTAAAGAAAGCAACAAAGACTGTGGCAGGAGCTGGAGCTGTAGCTGCAACAACTCAAACAGCGGCAGCCTCAACACCTAGTTTAACTACAGCGGTAACATCATTCGTCCAAGAAGCTGGCCAGAAAGTGGCTGCAATTGGAACTGCTGGTATTATGTCGATTGGTAGTGGAGCCTACTTCCAAGCTAAGACAGCGGGGACTGAAGGCATGGAGGTTGCTGTAATAACAGAGCAGCAATATGGAGTCTTTTCTAAATTTAATTCATATACAGAATCATTAATTGGGGTGACTGTTTTTGAAACAGTTATTGAGTATGCTGAAAAAGGATATGGTGACGTTGAAGGAACTAATCCAGATGCTGGATCTGAAGGCGGGGATGGAGGAAGCACCGAAGGTGGTGATACAACAGCACAAACACCTGATGGAGAGGGGGGAGATGACACAACAAAAACAGAAACCAAAGAGGAAACAAAGAACCCAATCGAATATGAAGAGGTTAAAGATGACCCTGAAGCAACAAGTGTAGGAGATTAAAAATGGAAGAAATATTCGATAAAATCTTGGCCCCATATATGTCCTCAATGCCTGAGTTCATCATTGCGCTAATGGGTCTACTTGGAACACTTTCTTATATTGTCCCAGAGAATAGCAAGCTGGGTAAATTGCTTGGCAAAGTGACGGGCAATCTAGGGAAAATCAAAGACTATCTACTTAAGAAGAAAAAATGAAAAAATTACTACTACCACTCTTACTAATGGCTTCTTTTGCGAAAGGAGCTATTGTCACCTTTACTGGTGGAACTGCAATCAGTCCAGATGGAACTGAATTTGTAACAAACGCTCAGTCCCAGAACTCTAATATTGTAAGCTATCAAGAAGGAACTGTTATCCTTGAATATGTTTCTCCTGTTGGCGACTACAGCTTCCAAACTGTCGGAGACTACTATGGAGCTGGAGATGATGTGATTCATGGTCACTGGACCGCAATCTCTGCAATTGAAATTTCTCGCGAAAACAATGTGCCATTTGATCTTCAATTCTTCCATGTGACTTCCAACACCGAAGTTGGTGGTGGCCCTGCAACTGGAACAGAAATCATTGCTATCCAAGGATGGCTTGAAGGAGTTGCTGTTACTGAAGAATACATGCTCCCAACTGATGATTGGGGTGGTGAATATAGAGATGTTTTCCTTCCTGAGTCATTTGATAATGTTGATAAAGTTGTTATTCGTGACTTGGCTCAATGGGAAACTGGTGAGTGGGTTCCAGCTGAATGGTCTGCTTTTTGTTATGGAATGGATAACTTTGTTTTTGATGAAGTTGTTCCACAAGACCTTATCATTGGTAATAGCTTAGATCTTACTATCGCTGCTACTCCTGCTCCAGAACTTGGTTCAGCTTTGTTTGGTGGTTTAGGGTGCTTACTCTTACTTCAAAGAAGAAGGCGTTAATTTTCAGTTGACAAAATTACTAATATTGATCATTATATAGACATATGAAGAATACAATTCTTGCATTACTAATGGGTGCTTTTGTTAGCACAACTAACGCTTCCGTTTTGGAAGGTATTGATGCTGAAGGAACACTCCAGTTCAGCACGACAACGCTTAACAATGGACTTCTTCTTCGCGAAGACTCTATTTCAGCAAACATCAACGCTACCACCGAAGCTCTTGGTGGAGCTGTTTCTGTTGGGGTTGGTTTCTACGATGCTGATGGAGCAGGAAATGATACAGACCTTTCCGTTTCTTACGCTCGTTCTGTCAACATTCTTGGTGAAGATCTCTTCGCTAACCTTAGCTACAGCAAATTTGACTGTGCTTGGGGAGACTTCGACCAGCTTGCTCTTGGCACTGTATACTCTTTAGATTATGTTGATCTTGGAGTTTCTGCATGGACAGAAGTTGGTGGAGATAATCAGCTTGGACTTCAACTTGGTGTTTCTAAAGGTTTTGAACTTCTTTATGAAGGTTTAACTCTTGTCCCATTCACTGAGGTAAACTTTGCTGATGAGTTTAACGCTCTTGAGATTGGCCTTACTGCTAAGTATGATCTTGGTGACGGTAAGTCTATTTCAGCTAAGACTTCTTGGAAAGATAATGATGCTGATGGAGGATACGCTCTTGACGGATCATGGGGCTACAGTGTAGCCTTTGGATATCAGTTTTAATAGGTATTGTTGTATAAGCATAACTCATAACGTAAAAAGCCCCTCGATTGAGGGGCTTTTTTCTTATTTATTATAAAGTTCGCGCTCTAGCTTTCTGTATCTAGCATCAGAATGCCAAACCTCATCACTTTGAGGGGTGTAG